ATTGGTATTGCGCCCATTTTTAGTGCCTCAAAAAATCTAAACGTTTCTTTGCTATATGCTCCACAAGGACAAAGAACTATTCTTGATTCATTAAGAAGATCTAAATACTCCTCTCTACCAAAACCCTCTGCAAAACCGTCTGTATACTTAACAAAATATTTAAATTTATCTCCTGTTTCTTCAAGCATTCTATCAAGATTTCTCTTGAATCCATCTCTAGTGCCGGTGTGTGGTATTTGACCAATAAAAGAGAAATCATATTTTCTATCGTGTAGCGGCTTTATTTGCGGTATCTTTTCAAGATCTACAAACGGCCCAATGGGCATTGGATAAGAGATGGGATTATGTATTGGGTTGCCCCATCTATCTAGCGAAAAATAGTTTTGAAAAATAGCGAATACACTATCTTCAAATATATGATTAGCTATGTCGTGTGTTTCTCTCGATGTTGAGAAAATAACATTTTTTATTCCATCGTCATATTTTGGCAGATCGTAAGTTTCATACTTTACAATAATTCTATAGTTTTCATCTAGCATTTCAGCTAAATTACTCGCAACATTCAGTGTAAATCTATTGCCAAGGTGAAATTCTTTATGTAGGTCTACTAATTCAGCCATATTTCTTTAAATCCTTTATCGCCATATTGTAACAATCGGCTTTAACTAAAAAGCCATTATCGCCATCCCTCTGTCCCTTTTTGAGAAACTTAGCGTCTTTGAAGTAGTTTTCTTTTGGATAATAACCAAGAACCCAAGCTCTTCCCCACTTGCCCTTTATGTTTTCTATTCTGACAAAAATATACTCATCACATTTTTGCCTTGTGTTGTATGCGGCTACAGAGCATTCATAATAATCTTTTGGTTCGCCTGTACATCTTTTTGTTTTTACATCATACTTCCTACCGTCTTTAACTATGTCATAATCATAAGTGTTAGTAACCTCTCCACTTATTAGATGATTTGCGATCTCTTCACCCAAGAATCCAGCTATATTGCCTTCACCCTTAGTGATAGAATTATTTAGCTTTCCCATCTCTCTAGCTTTTCGCCAAGCTCTTTTTTTCATTTGCTCTGTAATTTTTACTTCAATCATTTTTCACCCCGGTGCTTCATAATATCCAATACTGTGTCCCTCTCTCGTACATTTACTAACGGTTTCATCGTAGCCAAAAGCTTTTAAGTTATCTTCTACGTGTTGACACATTGAAGTGTTAGTTCCCGGCCAGTTGTTTTTGTAGAAGTGGCAAAGCTTTGTACATTTGAAATTCGCTCTCTCCTGAGAAATCGGCTTAGGAAAATCATTTCTTTTTATCTGTTTAAATCTCTTCTCAAGCATCTCAAGAAAGCTTTTTTGATCTGATTTATCAAAACACATACTAAATGGTCCACCGTCTTTAATAAAGAAAATAGACATTATCGCTTGTTTGTATTCTGGAAATAGATGTGTAATTGCATAATTATATAGCAACAGCTGTGGATCGACACATAGTTTTTCATATGTCTTTTCTTCTCCAGTTGCCCAGTTTAATCTTCTTCCCGTTTTCCAATCGATTACTTCTATGACACCATCATCCACCTCTGTTACTAGATCAATAGTACCCTTAATAGCCAATCGACCATCTATTTTTTTACCGTCTGGCATAGTATATTCATATTTTGCCCAATCTTCCATGATTGGAATATCAAACTGCGGCTCTGCTGCTACGATCTTTCTGTTTCTTGGATCAAATTGTCCATCATTATATGTAAGCGCCATATCGACAAGATCTTTACAAAACGCAAAATCTTTTGGAGTATATGAGTGTTCACAACTTTCTGAGTAGTATTCATAACTCATTTTTAGCAGCTTAGATACAAAGGTCTTTGTGCCAAGAGAACTTGTTGTGAAGTCAATTTTTTCTAAAGCGTCATCTACTATTGTTAGCTTTTTCTTTTTGGGGTTGTCTTGCATTTCCTTTTTACCCTTCGCTAAACACTCCATAACCTTATGGACTATTGTTCCAAGCTGGGCCTTTTTACCAGAAGTACTCCTATGGCCTAAGACATACGTAATAAAATATTGCATTTGACAATATTCGTAGTTATTGTATGACGAAGATCTGATGTATGTTACAATCATTTTTTATCCTTTTATTTTGTGTATGCCGCCAACAATATGTTTATCGTCTTGGGCAGTAGTAACTTCTGGTTTTATGTTTTTACCAAGCCAGCCCCATTCATCTAAAGCTTCTATTATTTTTACATTTGTCTCATGTATAGAAAATTCACTATTGTCTATAACCAAGTCAAAACCATCATAGGATGCTAGTTCTGATTCACTCGCATGAGTATCTTCATATGGTTTTCTTTTTAAATAAACCACTTTACCGCCAGCGTTTTTAATCGCCTCAACCTCGTTTATAAATCTACAATCATCAACAACCGCGATAAGTGGCATCTCAACCGACACATCGTTTAACAATTTAGAGAACCATATGTCTTCATAAATTCTTCTACATACATCTGTACCAAAGAACTGTAGAAATTCTCTATATGACATTCTACCCGGATCATGATATTGCAATGTTCCGTTTTTGATTAGCTCTTTAACGCCCTTTTTATTAGCTGTAGTTTTGTCAGTAATAACCCCGGGCATATCTTCCCATCTTAATGGTGTTGGTAGATTCTTTTTAATGTTATCGCCATACACACATGATGGATCTAAATTAAATAGCCTTACTGCTATTTGTTTTAACGGAGCAGCAAATGAATATCTTTTAATATAGGGCCACATGTTATATGAAGCCCATTCAGCGAATTCTGGATCGTCTCTTCCAGTATCTAGAAATCCTTGTGTTTCTTCTTCTTGCCCATCTTCATTAATGATATTTGTCTTAATTACAAGTTTACCATCTGTAGTAATATCAAAACCATTGATTACACCATTAGCTCTTAACTGATATCCATGTAAAAAGTTTGATGATGTTGTTTTACCGGCCTGTTTGTGACCAGCAAAAGCTAACAGTCTACTGCTCATAATCTACCGCTCCTTTTAATTGTGGATCTAGTTCTTGTCTTATTTGTTCTATTGTCATATCGCCAACATCTTTTGTTGATATTCTTGGTCTTAGGTAGTTGAATCTTTTGCCGCATTTTTTTACAATTTGTTTATATGCTTTTTCACCGGCTTCATCTGAATCTGTTAGAATGGCAATATTTAGTGCGCCGCTGCTTTCTAATAATAATAGCTGATCATCCGTTACGCTGCAACCAAAAATACCAACAGCCTGTCTATATCCAGCCTCATGCATTCTCCAAACGTCACCCTGACCCTCTACAAGTATTGCTGATTGTGTTTTAAGTATAAAGTCTTTTGCTATGTTCAACCCATATAAAACACATTTCTTAAAACCCTTACTGTATAGCCATTTTGGTTTCATATTATCATCAATCGATCTTCCAGCACAGCCAACATAATCGTTTTCTTGATCGTAGATTGGAACAACAACCCTATTTGACATTGGTTTTCCGCTCTCTTTACATAGCCCAACATCAAATGTTTCTAATGTGCTAGATAAAAATCCCCTATTGATATAGTATTTTGATGGTATGTCTAGTTTTGATCTAATTACGGATCTAGCTATTGTCGTCCCTATTTTTTCAGGCTTTTTAGAAAATACTTCAATAGGATCAGCCTGTTTGTATGTACTATTATAGTCTATATCGTCAACATTTTCACCAATAAAATTTTCACAAAATTTGGCTGTCTCGTTAAGCGATACACTTCTACCTCTTTGATAACATAGACACCCTCGTATAAAACCAAATAAAGTATTCTTGTATTCATCTTCGCAATGATGCGTCCAACACTGCCAGTTGCCACGATTAGATTCGCCATCTGTAAATATACTACATCCTTCTGGATTATCACCGCCATGAATAGGGCAAGCAAAAGAATATCTATTTGGATATTCCATGTACTCTATTTTAAAATATTCAAGCAGTTCTGGTATTTTATGCGAAACCCTATCGCCAATACTATATATCTGCTTCTGCGTCAATGTCTTCTTCAATTTCAAATCCATCTTCATTAACCTGATTATTCGCGTGTATTTCGTTTCTAGTTCTGCCTTCTTCTATCTTACCAAGAGACCCAAACATTTTCATACTAATATAATCACCATCATCTAAGCCACAACCATGTCTAGCCACGATTGGCACTAGTTTTCTATTACCGTTTTGTACACTATCATCAGCTATTTCTTCTTCGGATTTAAGCTTGAATATAGAGAAGCTTGTACACAGCCAAATCAATCTATCTGAACCAGATACAACATCGGTAGATTCTTTTGTTATACCATCCCTATTTAGCTGCACAAAACTTAAACATGGTATATCATACTTTACGCAGAAATTATGTAGTTTAGTAATTTGGAAGCCGAGAACTTGATACTCT